TGCGTTTAGGATTTTTAAATAAATAAATAGGATCGGGGCGACCGTAAACCTCTTCCTCGGCCCATGTAGAATTAAAAGCTTCATTATAGGTTGTAAGAAAGGCCTTAAAATACACCGCTTTGCCGCTGGGAACATGCAAAAACGAAATATACATTTGTTTTAGATTCGCATAGCCATCCGAACCATCTACGGGAGTAGCGCGCAAAGAGCGAGAAAAATCAATAGTATCTTCGTTTTCCGAAAGTTTGTTAGAATTAAATATTTCGATATCGTCTGCCATTTTTGTTCTCCTTTATGCCTCCACGAAGGCACTCTTGACGGTGCCTCCCAAAAATTGTACTTGCTTCTTGGCCAAGACGTCTCCATCCATTTCCAGTTTAATAGTAACATTATAAGGCCTTTCGCCACCGGTACCGCCTGCAACTGCTGCAGCCGGAGATGTCCCCAGTGCTGTGTCGATAGCGGTAGTTGTTCCTGTAACTGCTGCTTTTGCGGTCGCGGCAGTGTTGGCGATGGCGGCGGCGCCCAAAGTTGCGGTGAGCGCAACTGCTTTAGTTGTGGGCACTTCTCCAATGGCTGCAGCAATAGCTTTAAAGTCAGCGGCGAGGCCTCCTAAACCTATTTGAGCAAGTTCTACCATGCTTGTAAACATTACACCAATAGCAGACCCCACCGTTGCCACAATTCTCTCTAGCGCACTAAAAGGACTAATTAGAAGAGATACAGTCTCTGTTATGAATCCAAATGCATCGCCTATTTTACCGAGTCCTTCTAAAAACGTAGAGGCCACTTCTTCTTTAAAGAAAATATCACTTAGGAATCCTGCCGCCGCTCCGAGAGCTAGCAGCCCCGCTGCTATAGGAGCGATAGGCCATAATACAGCAACCAGGGCTCCCGCGAGGACCACCCCCACAACATATCCCAGAAATTCGAAAACCGTTGTCAATGTCTCTGACGCTGCAACAGCATCTGTCATCCATGTAAAAAGCTCTCCTAAAAGTGAAAAAACAATTACAAAGGGTTTTGCCAGCGCAGAGAGAGCGTTTCCAAAGCCTTGTAGCACAGCGCCAAAGCCTGTGGTTTTTTCCTCTCCCTCTTCCATTCCGCCAATTAAGAGGCCCACCCCTGCTACTACCAAGGCAACTGCGGCGGCGAGTGCATACATAGCAAGTGTAATAGGTCCGCCGGCTAATTGTACGGCGACCAAATTGACAGCCGCAATTGCCATAGCAATTCCCAACGATAGAGTAGCTAACGTAATAATCCCTAATGCAACTTTTAATGCCATTATTCTTTCTTCGCTAGCCGTGAGACTTTTCACAAAGTTTGCAAACATGGTCACTATTGGTGTAACTACAGGAATCAACGAAGCCATTGTACTTTTTAATAAATCTTGGATGCTCTGCAAGTTTTTGGCAGCTTCTGCGGCTGCTACGTATTCTGCCTCGCTTTTCTCGATGTTGGCGTTTAACGAATCCATATTACCAGAAAGCATCAAAGCTAGTTCCCCCACATCTGCGAGTCCCAAAGATTCAGTATAAAACTGCTTCTGATAATAGCTCATGCTATCAAAGGATAAACCGGCATCTAAAATGGAGTTACGCATCATATTAAATCTTTCGACCGGGTTGGTCTCCATCATCAAATCCATTGCATTTACAAAGTTTCCACCTAGTGCGGCGTTTAACTTTCCTGCTTGTTCGGCGGCGCCTTCAAAGGTGTCAAATTCTTTTACCATATTAAGAATCGTATCGACTTCCATGCCTGTAATCTTAGCGACGACCGCAAGGTCTTTGAAAGCTTTAACTCCTTGGTCTCCAAACTTAGCCATTGAAGCGCCAGCCTTCGCAAAGTCGCCAGCCATCTTTTCAGGAGCTACGCCAATTTGTGTCGCTAAAGCTCGTAGTTCTAGTTGCGTATCGGCTGCTTGAGTGGCCGACTGTCCAAATATCTTAGTGGCATTTTGAATACCCTGCGCAAAATCCCCAGTGCTCACTCCCAATTCGGCTAGGACGGCGCCCGTTTTAGCTACCTCTTCTTGTTGCTCTCCCGTGATCATCGTAAAGTCTGTGAATGTAGACCTTAGCGCAGTCATCGTCGCCGACATTTCTTCAAGCTCCACACCATATAGACGAGTGGCTTCATAAGCATCAGTAATTACAGCCGCTTGTTCTGCTGTGGCGCCTGTCATCCTTCTAAAGGCATTTTCTGTATCATATGCTGCGGTCGCCAAGCCCACCATGTTGTTAATAACAGCCGACGTGATACCTGTAGCCAGGGCGGCGCCAAAGGCTCCTACACTGGCGGTTCCTCCTTGGAGACTTTTTGTTACATCTTGAATCGCTCCCATGGCATTTATGTCCGAAAAAACCGCAAAAGCGCTTCCTAGGGATTTTCCTAGACCCTTGGCGGCACTGGCGGCCTCACCAATACTTGCTTGATACTGTTTGGCAAAATTATTGGTGGTTTCCCATAATGAAGCTTGTTGCTCTAATTCTTTGACCTCGCGTTCTAGGACATCGAGTTGGTCAGCCGTAATGTTACCAATTTCCAATAGCTCAGCTATTTCATTTCTCTTTACGCGCGCCTTATTCTTAAAAAATTCGTTACTTTTTGCTTGATAATCTAAATCTAAGGCATGCATCTTGTCGATTTCTTGATATTGCTCAAGTATCGCCTTCAATTTTTGTTGAGAATCTCTATAATGCGCAGCTTCCGCGCGCCTTTGGTCCTCGGTTAGAGCTACGCCGCCCCCCTCGCCTTCCTCTCCCGCTTGGGCGCCCAAACGAACTTCAATCCGCGCCATGACAGCAGCAAGACGCGTCAGAGCTACTGCGGTTGGATCGTCGCCGTTGGCCATAATAAATTACCTCTTTTATTGGTCTAAACGTAAATAGTTTCCCACAAAAAAAGACAGAGCTATGAACTCTGTCTGTTTGCACCTGGGAAGTTAGGGGAAGGGCCCGGTTGGTTGTGGGCGCTGAGCGTCTGACTTTTTCCTCCTCCCTGGGAGGCTTTCTCTATGGCTTCCTTTTCTGCCTCTAGCTGCTTGAGGAGTCTTTCAACAAACCACTTCCTCAACCCTACGGGGAGGTTATAAGCTTCTGAAAATGACCAACCGCCTGAATACTTTAGAAAGAAGAACTGCTCATATATGTTCTCCATGTACTCATCGGTCAGGCCAAAAAAAGTCCGCATTAAGCGGCACCTCCATGTCCTGAGCAAAATCACACTCAGCACATGCGAAATGCTGACTCAAGTCAATATTTGGCGCCACTAATTTATAGGCGAGTCTGAGGTGGCGAGAATCTGTGGAGGGGATGTTTTGAACTAAATAATTTATTGCTTCTGCTGATGAATCGCCGTTAACCGCTGTCACAATATTAACAATTTGACGTGTGACATTTTTTTCATGCGTTTTTTGTTTGCGATCTGCTTCTACGCCACTTACAAGTTTCTTTTCGTCTGAACCGGTAAGAAGCCGGAAAGTAACTGAAACTTGCGTTTTAGGCAAAGTAATGTTAAAAGTTCCATCATTGTTGTCGGCTACGTCTATCTCACCTCCTTCTATGCCGTGATGGGTGGTTGCTTTAAGAAGGTCAAAAGAATATTCTTGTGCCGTCATGCAACTGGGACATGTCACTCGTGTATTATATTCGTTTCCATATCCAGATACTCGGGTAGCAACAATAATAGCGTTCCTGTCACCAATTAAAAGTGAATTGGGGTCTATGCGCTTATTTACAATAATGTTTTCTACCACTCTATCAAGAGCTACTCCTTTTTTAAGGAGAGTCCTCGATGTAAGCAAATCCTCTTCTTTCGCCGTCATTTGGCGAATTTCAATGCTATCCTCTCCATGAAGGATATGTCCTTCTGGGTAGAATCGACCTTGGGAAGGTAGCTCTACAAATTCGGTTGGAACAACAAAGGAAAAAGAAGCTGCTCCCTCATTCTGCATCACCTGTGGTGGGGGACTGCTATCGTGTTGTTGAACGCCTCCGGAGCGTTCTCTATTTCGTGACAATATACACCTCGTTTATTTTTTGTCTATGCCTCAAAGAAGGTCGTGGCGGGTTGTGAGGGACTTTCTAATCTAGATCCTTCACTGGTTACTGACAGGGAGGCCCAATCATAAGCTAGCGTGACTGTCATTTCAGTTAGAGCGTCATCTCCATAAGCTAGATCACCATACGCCACTTTTGTAATAAATGCGTTGTTAAGCGTCCACTTTTCCAAATCAGCGCCAGCAGAATCTACTTGCGTAATAGTAACAGTTCCGAGGGCGCCCGCACTTTTTCCCTTAGAAAGCGTACTCATCTGCGTCGTTGTTCCGTCAGTGGGGATAGAATATCCGGATTGGACCAATATATCTGATAGGGTTGCGGCCATGTCAGGATCCACCGGATCCACCAGTGTGAGACTAATATCATCCCACGTAACTTTACCAGGATACTTAAACGTATAATTTAAATATTCGTGAGTCGCAGTTTCCGTTGAAAAACTGGGCTTGTTTACTGTCTTGGCCCACCACAACAGCGCGCCGGGGTTGGGGGTTTCCGCCAGACCTTGAAATTCTACATAAAACCTAAATTTCCTCTTAGGGTCGGCAATGGTTGGGTTAGCGGGGGTGCTCCAAAATGACATGTTATAATACTCCTATATTTCTATCTATTTTTAAATAGTGT